CTGGGGCGGGGCTTAGTATTACCCCCGCCCAGGATCAGCGGAGTCATCACGTGACCCGCACATGCCATTAGTCTATATATAGCTCAAGTTGTAATATTTTATCATTCATGAATAAAATATGGCTCGGCAAGTTATATGCTGGTGCTTTACATTAAATAATCCTCTCTCTCCTCTTTCTCTTCATGAATTAATGAAGTACCTTGTTTATCAAAGAGAACAAGGTGAAGCTGGAAATATTCATTTCCAGGGTTATATTGAGATGAAGAAACGCACGTCTCTTGCAGGTATGAAGAAATTAATCCCAGGTGCCCACTTCGAAAAGAGGAGAGGTACTCAAGGTGAAGCTAGAGCTTACGCCATGAAGGAAGACACCCGTCTTGAAGGTCCATGGGAGTATGGGGAGTTCATCCCCACCATTGAAGATAAGCTCAGAGAAGTTATGAACGACATGAAGATTACAGGTAAGAGACCTATTGAGTATATAGAAGAGTGTTGTAATACATATGATAAATCTGCGAGTACTCTAAGGGAATTCAGAGGTGAGTTGAAGAAGAAGAAGGCAATTATAAGTTGGGAGTTGCAGAGGAAGCCATGGATGGACGAGGTTGATACCTTGCTTCAAGAGAGAGATGGAAGACGAATCATTTGGGTGTATGGCCCACAAGGTGGAGAAGGGAAAACCTCTTACGCTAAGCATCTTGTGAAAACGCGTGATGCTTTTTATTCGACAGGTGGAAAGACAGCCGACATTGCTTTTGCGTGGGACCACCAAGAGTTAGTGCTGTTCGACTTTCCTCGAAGCTTCGAGGAGTATGTCAATTACGGAGTAATTGAGCAATTAAAAAATGGAATAATACAGTCTGGCAAGTATCAAAGTGTAATTAAGTATAGTGATTATGTGGAAGTGATTGTATTTGCTAATTTTACTCCGCGTAGCGGCATGTTTAGTGACGATAGGATTGTGTATGTATATGCATGACGTCATATGATCCCTTGCTGAG